CCACGCCCTTCGAGATGTGCGAGATCAAGCTCCATGTGAAGCTGCCCGTCTTCGTCGCTCGCCAGTGGATTCGGCATCGCACCGCGAACGTGAACGAATACTCCGCGCGCTACTCGATCCTGGATCGGGAGTTCTACATCCCCGCCGTGGGCGACATCGCGAAACAGTCCACCGTGAACATGCAAGGCCGTGAGGAAGGTGTCGATGATCTCTCGGCCGAGGAAATCCGTGCGATCCTGATCGCCGACTCCAACCGCGCCTATGACAGCTACGAAGAGATGACCGACGATGAGGGCTACGGGCTCGCGCGTGAACTGGCGCGGATCAACCTGCCCGTCAACGTCTACACCCAATGGTATTGGAAGGTCGATCTCCACAACCTCCTGCACTTCCTATCGCTGCGGGCCGACCCTCACGCCCAGATGGAGATCAGGGTCTACGCCGACGCCATCTGTGACATCGTGCGGGCCTGGGTGCCGGACGTGTGGGAAGCCTTCGAGGACTATACCCTGTGCGCCCAAAGGTTCTCGCGCCAGGAGATGGAAGTCCTCCACGCCCTGATCGCGAAGGCCGAGCAAGGGACCGCCCCGAACTTCCTCAAGTACCTGGTGGGCCTGACCGACCTGTCCAAGCGGGAGCAAGGCGAGCTTCTGTCCAAGCTGGAGACGCCCACATGAGACACAAGCTCTTGATCCTGGGGGACGCTCGCCACGGCAAGGACACCGTGGGGACGATCCTCCAGGAAGAATACGACTACAAGTTCTCATCGTCCTCGTGGTTCTGTGCCCAGGAGACGATCTGGCCGAATTGGGGGTGCGCCGTCTACGGGAGCATCCACGAGATGTTCGAGGACCGCGTGAACCACCGCGTCCTGTGGATGCAGATGATCTCGGCCTACAACACGCCGGACAAGGCGAAAACGGCCAGGACCATGATCGAGCGCGGCGCCGATATGTATGTCGGGATGAGGCGGGCCGATGAGCTTGCCGAGTGCCGCCGCCAGGGAATCTTCCACAAGGTCGTCTGGGTGGATCGCTCCGAGCACCTACCGCGCGAGGTCGGAAGCACCGATCTCGATCCGTCGATGGCCGATGTGATCCTGGATAACAATGGCTCGCTGGAAGACCTGAAACGGAACGTCAGAGCCTTCCACTCGGGGCTGTCGCACGAGCGTCAACGGTAGTCCGAGGCGAGCCCTATCCTGCCCGCGTCATGCCAATCTTGCACGAAGTCCGGCCAGGGCATGTCCTGGCCGACCACTACCTGGGTGAAGCCTGAGACCGTGGGAAGCCCCTCGTGACACTGGTGGAGCACGGTGCCTCGGAGGATCGCCCCTGGGCTTATGTTGCCGTTGGAGAACCCCACGCGGTCGTCAATGCGCTGCCACCCCGTGGGCCTGGTGTTGCCCTCTGTCTCATCGCCTACGAAGAAGATGCCGGACTCTCCGATGTCCCCTACAGGGTTGACGTATGTCGCCGTGAGAATTTGGTCAGAGACGAAGATGCACTCGGAGCGATGCTTGAGGTAGTAGACCTCGGCCGTCCAGTGTCCGGCTTCGTCTTGCTCCCAATTCCTGAAAGTCCAGTCCGTGGTCGGCGGGAACCACCGCGCCTCGATACCTTGCTTATTGAATGAGATGTATTGGTTTGCCAGCATGGCGACGGATGTACCAAACCCCAGAAAGGCGAAAATCAGTATGAGGTTTACGAGCTTTTTCATCATCACCGATTCGCGATCATCTGGACCCATATCTACCAACCTCCATTGGCGGGGGCTCGATACCATTAGCGGACAGGAGCCCTTCTAGTTTTCCAACGTGCCGGAGGTAACGTGCAAGGTCCTCTCGGTTCTGTTGAATTTCGCGTTCCTGGTTGTCCACTCGCTCTTCCAGCATAGCGAACCGTTCGGAGTATTGCTTCTCCAGTTGAGTCTGGACTGCGGTCAACCTCTTGTCTGACCACGAGATCATCCATCTCAGGCCGGAGCCGAACGCAATAACGAGCGCCGTAAATCCGGTTAGTAACTGTGGTAGCGTTCCGAAATCCATGCTAGGGGTCCTTACTGTGGTTGCCCACTTAGGTCGCGTTTCAAACCGTTATACACGGCAACCGTGTCCCTTTGCAATCTGCGACATGTTGCCAATGCAACACGATTTTCGGTCAGAGCCACGATGGCGTCCTGGTCAACCCCAGGATCGTAGCATCCTTGCTCCATTTGTTCCGGTAGATCGGGGAGATCAGGTGCGACCGCGACAGGGCCAGGGTCAGTTAATGTCGCGCAACCGCCTAACAGTATCAGCATCGAGAGGACAAGTCCCGCTCGCCCCTTGCTCCCTGAGTTGTGAAAGTAGTTCATCGGCTCTCTCCTGTAGCTCCGCGACCTCATTCTCTGATAGCACCGCGCGTTCCCGTGCTTCTTCCAAAACTGTTTCGGCCACCTGGGCTTGCCGTGTGACCTCTACCGCCACGCGCTCGGTGAAGGTCTCCTGGCATTGCGCCTCGGCAACCATCGTGGCCTTGTCCGCCGCGCCCTTCTGAATCCATGCGACCCCTGCCATGACGGCAAGGGCCAGGGCCACATACTTTGTGACCGGAGATCGGAGGAAGGCGAGCGCCGCGATCATCGGCTCATGTTCGCGCCGGACTTGTGGTCCTCGACGCGATCCTTCTTCACCTTCTGGAAATACCAGAGAGCCGCGACACCGCCGCCAATGAAGATCAGAGGCCACATGGTATCCATCATGCCCCCGAAGCTGCCCAGGACGCCCTGGACGCGGCCCAGGATACCCTCGGCGCGTTCTGCCTGGTCGAGCAACACGTCGGCCCCCGCGAGAGCCCCTGTGCCCGCCACGATGCCCGCACCGATGCCGCCTCGATCAGCATCCGCCACAGTCTGGGAACCCTTCTCGCGAAGAGTCGCGGTGGTCGCGGTTGCCCGACTCTCGCCGACAGGTTTCGGCCGAGCCGAGTTCTCCATGACATCCCAGGTCCGAGGTCCGGCAATGCCGTCTGTCTTCAAACCGTGATCGGCCTGGAAGGCCAGGATCGAGGCGCGCGTTGCGGTCCCGAAGTTCCCGTCGATCCCCCCAAGGTGATAGCCCAGGCGCTTGAGTTCTTCCTGGAGATGTTCGACCACCCAGCCTTTCGAGCCCATCCGCACCGTGGGATAGTCGAGAGCCTGGTCCACGGGATCGGGAGCCCCTTCCCAGGGCGTGTCCGCGATCCGTGCCCACTTCCGGTAAGCTGCGGCAAGCCGTGTGTGGTAGCCGTGCTTCGCGTAGGCTGGGCCGTTGTAGATGCGGGCCACAATCTCCCAGCGGTGCTCGCGGATGTCGTCGTCAATGCCGTTGGCAATGATGAAGCTGACCATCGCGTTCAAGTGGTTCTCTTCGTCGTCCATGAACGACTGGATCATGTCCTGGATCGTGTTGTATCCTGCGGACCTGTAGTTCGTGCCGAGGATTTGACCCAGGCCCCAGGAGGCCGCCATGAGCGCCGCGTCCTCATTGATCTCGATGGCCTCTACGAGCCGTGGGTAGGAGTCAGAGGGATACGCTTCTTCCCCCCAGCGACGGTAGGCGAGGCCCGCTTCGATGGCGTCCAGGCGCTCCTGACCAGAGAGGTTCCGGTAGAAGATGTGAGGCTCGAAAAGCATCTTGGGGCGGTTCTTGGAGTCGAAGCCGGAGCTTCCGGCCTCCACTTCCATGAAGGCGTGGATTTCGTCCTCGCCTACACCGATCCGCGATCCGATCCGTGGGATGTCGATGTCGTCCAGTCGCTTTGCCGCGCCGATGAATAGCTCCGTGTTCATCGCAGTCTCCAGTTATGTTACGGCACGGAGACCCACTTCGACTCCGGCCAGGTCACTCCAGGCCCATTCGGCCAAAGTATCAGGATTTGTGAGGTATGTCTCTACCAAGGGCAAGATCGCGGCTCCTGGGGTCTCCAGTGCGCCGTCGTAGTCCGTGCCCCCGATCCGTGCGAACAAGCCGATCTGGGAGGGGTTTGCCCCCGCTCCGCTGGATCGTGTCGTCGCGGACAGAGCGACCTTCGTCAACGTGCCTGGAGGTTCCGTGCCTGGGGTGATCGAGCACGACACGCGGTCGCCTCCTGCCGTGGCATACGCGACCGTGGTCGCCAGGAAGTCGCCAAGCTGGACATGCCCGCCGATGAAGTCCGAATAGTTTCCGGCTCCGGTAGGTCCCAGGACCTTGAACTTGGTCCCGATGGGGTTGACATCGGTGACACGGACGTTCGAAATCCAATACCCTTGATCGGACACCTGGAAGGCGTCACTCCCCCCGAACTCGAACCGCGAGGGTGCGCCGCCCCCACCGCCATTGACCGAAGTCTGCGCGGCGATAGCGCCGTTCAAGTAGACTGTGCTCTGGTGGTCGTTCGGGTTGGCCGCGATGTTCGTCACGAAATTGATGTCTATGCGGGCCACCTGGTTCTTCGGGATGCCGACAGAGAAGGATTGCGGGGTCCCTCCCGTTGTTGCGATCCAATTGTAGGTGCCGTTCACCATATCGAAGTAGCCCAGGAGCGCGTTGTCCTGGGAGTAGCACCGCCACATGTAGCCGTCTTCGTCCGCGCCAGTGTCCCCGATCCAGCAATCGAAGCTGATCCAGATGGAATCAGTCTCAGGGAGCTTGACGCCGTGCGCCACGTTGTTGTCCAGGAAGATCGCGTGATCGGCGAAGTCCGCGTCGAACTTGCCCGCCGTGTCATCGAAGGTGCCCCCCAGGTCGAAGGGATCGTTTGTGAGAAGATAGTCGGTCATGTTGTGGTCCTCTTCTTAAATCAAGCCGAGGGGGGTGGCCCCCGTTGGCAGGGTATATGTCATCTCGTTTGACAGGGAAACCAGGCGACCCCCCTGGTCGGCATTGCGGCCTTGCAAACAGATGTAGAACTCGGCCGAGGCCACAGGCCCCGTGTAGGTCGGCGGATCGGTATCTGGATCGTCGTCCCAGACTCCGTTGACGCCTGTCCATATCTCTGCGGTCGATGGGTCGAAGCACATCATCAAAACGTCATTGGCTCCGAAGGGGGTGAGGCTAATGACATCTTTTGTGCCGGAACCAAAACCTAAGTTACCGTCCCACAAAGTTCCGGTCCCCCTTCGAGCCAAAGAGCCCAACCCGACGGGGTTCACGTTAGCATCTATGTTCGCGAGCAGTGCCGTCCTCGCTTCGGCGGACAACACAGAATGATAGCCGGTGTAGAACGATCCTCCCAGCGTGTTACAGTGGAACTCCCAATAAATCTTGCCAGCATAGCTGTCTGGCATCGACCGAATTGTAGGAACAAACACTCTGTAGTTGGTCCCTCCAGTTGCGTTCGTGAGCCTGGTGTCGCCTTCCGCGTAAACGTGCCCTGCATAGTTAAAGGTCGCGGTGTCCAAGACCCACTGAGTTACGGCTCCGATGTCAAACCCTGTGTAATCGGTCGTGTCGTTATAGGCATGGAACCTGCCCGCACCGAGCATCTGGGCTCGACACCCATCGTCAGCCATGCCGATAGCGGCCCTCGAAGCCCCCGAAGTCATCGAGCCTGTGGCCGGATCGACCTCTGGATCGTCCTCCCAGATTCCATTCTTCCCGACCCAGAAGTCTCCGGTGGAAACGTCGTAGGAAAGCATGAGGATGTCGCCGTCCGCGTAGGTGGAGATCGCCGTCTGGGCCACGCCGTCCACGGTCAGAGACCCATCTGCGAACCATTCGAACCCAGCGTCCCCGATGCCCGTCGTCGCTTCGTCGTAGTTCGCCAGGTTCGAGGCCAGCGTCACGCCAACAGAAAGTCCGGTGGTCGCGCTTTTGGCCTGGACCTCCCAATACTCTTTCGCGATGAGGTTGGATTTGCTGACCACGAATTTGTTCGCCACGGTGGACCCTCCATCGTGCTTCACCCTGTCATTGCCGATGGACCATCCTGTGGGGACGTAGAGAGGATCGAGCCACGGCCCTTCATCCGCGTCCGCAAAGAACGGGCCTTCGAAGAACGCGACAGTTGAAGCCACGATGCCGCCCGATCCCACAGGAGCGCCGCCCACCTGGGCAAACAACCTGGTCTTCCAGGCGAGGACGCCCTGGTCTGCGGTCCCGAAGCTCGTGATGATCGACGTGTTCGGCACGATCACGTTGCCAGGGAGCACAGGGAAGTAGGAGGCCCGCCCGATGACTGTGCCAGGTAGCGTGTCCGACCCCGCGAAACCTCTGACCGAGTTCCCGAAAATGCCTTCTTGGCAGAACGCCTCGTAGTCCGTCATGAGAATCTTGATGGCCGCCGCGTTCGTTGGCCGATACTTGCCGGACAACCATGTTGCGAGACACCCACAGAAGTAGGGAGTCGCAAAGCTCGTGCCGTTGACGACATCATAGCCGTTTGCGCCCGGATACCCTGCCCCGACCACCCTCGATCCGAACCCGTAGAACTTCACGCGCCCGCCGTAGTTGGAGAACTCGGCGCGCCTACCGTCAAGCTGGATGGCCCCGATGGCGTAGTCCGAGTTTTCGGCGGGCCAAGCATCGAACGTAGTGCCGAGATCGCTGCCATCGTTCCCCGCAGCAATGATGGGGATCATCCCTATATCTTCCATCTCCTGGATGATCGTGCCGTAGCTGTTGGCGAGCCCTACGCCGCCAGAGCCCAGAGAGATGTTCACGATGACGAATTTGTCGTCTGGGTTGTTCCCTGGAGTTGTGACCCAGGCCATAAGGGCGTCGAGCCCTGCTACGATAGTTGTGACGGTTACTGGATCGCCCGCCGAGTTGAAGATTTTCACGTCCAGAAGTTCCGCCAGCGGCGCGATCCCAATCGTGTCTCCAGCGGCAAAACTCGCACAGGCGGTCCCGTGGTTCGACGCCCCGAAGTCGGCCGTGTAGGCGTTGTGAACACGAGTGATCCTGGAGGGGTTCTTGGCGAACTCTGGGTGCCCTGTGCGGATACCCCCGTCCACAATGGCGATCATGACATCCTGGCCGAGCCGTTCTGAATCCTTTCGCCATTTGAAGAAGTTGGGTTGCTCCCACCAGTTGTTGAACGTCGGCTTGTCCGTGTCCATCGTGGCCTTCAATCGAAGAGCCCCCGCCTTTTCCTTCGCGTCCCTGCCCTCGAAGATGAACTCGGTTTCCAAGGCCCCCGGCTTCATGGTTTGCTCGCCGTTGATCGCTCCAGTCACCCCTGGGAGGGCAGAGAGAGCCAACATCGCCATCGCTTCGTCCCCACCCCCGATGTCGAGGATGAAGACCTTCTTCAAGGCGGTGAAGTTCTGGATGTCGCCGAACTCCGCGAGCGCCGCTTTCGTGGGCTCCAGGTCTTCGACTCTCCGAACGCTGACGATAATCGTGGTCATCGGTTCGCCTCCCCCCGAAGAGCGATGTAGGCGCTCTGGATCGCGCTATCCACAATGGTAGGGGCCAGCACCTTCACCGCGTCCGAGACAGTGGCCGAAGAGACCAAAACGAAGTCCGCCTCGGTCTCTGAGGCGAGCACCGTGGCCGTCCCGATCACCGTCCCGTCGCCGGAGGTAAGCTGGAACTCGGCATCGGCATTGGCCGCAGGATCGACGCGGACCCTGCCTCGAACCCCTGGAAGGAACCGAACGCCCATCGTCTCCTGGAACAAGAGTTCCTGGTCCGACGTGAAGGCCGCTCCGTTCTCGACGCGCGCCGACAGGTCCACAGGTTGCGTTCCCTTCTTGACGCCGATGACCATCAAGCGCCCCGCCGTGAAGTTCCCCGAACTCCCGTCAACCAGGATATGGTTGATGGTCGATCTCGCTATGGTGTGCGAGAACTCTTTGCGTTCCGATCTTACTCCAGAGGTTGCACCGAACATGTTCCAGAACGTGTAGGAGTCTGGGTTCGAAGCAAACGTCATGACGCCGTAACCAAGTTGCCCCGCTTCCACCGCATCCCATCCGCCGAGGTAGAACTCATCGTCTCCCTCCGTGCCCTCGGAAGTTCCGCCATCACCAGAATATGCTCGGTTGACGGTCTCGACTGTGGAGCCCCCGTCGCTGGAGATGAAGATGTCCGCGCGGATGTCCGTCTGGAAAAGGAAGAAGTGAAGCTCATCGAAATTGGAGAGATTGTGGTCCGCTTCCGTGAGCGTGAAGTCGGAGAGCCCTGTCATATCCTGATCGACAAGAACTTGACTCCCGCCCCCATAAGCGATTGTCCCCAGGTCCGGAGGCAAAGGAACGAAAGCGTTCGCTGGGCCGTCCCATACCAGAGGGCGGCCTCGGTCGAAGCCTCCCAGGTTCGAGCGCACAACCTCGAAGCCGTCGATCTCTTCAATCGCGGTAGCGGGTGGGACCGCTTCCCCAGGCCCAGGGATCGTGATGTCGATCTCTCCGGCAATAGGTGACGACAGGCCCACGCCCGCCCCTGTGAAGGTCAGCCTGGTAAGCCCTGCGGTGACTTCGCCGCCCGCGCCGTCAACGGCAACCTTGCCCTGGAACTCGATCTGCACGGTGTCCCCGTCAAGGGTCGCCGAGAAGTCCGTGCCCAGGAACTCGATGCCCTGCGGCTTGGCCTGGTCGATCCCGCCCGCCTGGATACGGAGAGGAACGAAGCCCCACTCCACGCCGTCGCCCGTAGCGTTGACCGTGAGCACCTTGTCCTGGTTCGTCGCCAGTTCTGGGAGGTAGGCGTAGACCGACCCTGGCAACATGCCTGACACGCCCAGGATGCCCACCTGACAAGAAAAGTTCGTGATGTTGATCTGTTGGCTGCCGCCCGTGACGACAGTGCGGAACCTGACCATCGCGGCCACGGCTCCCGCAGGAATCGAACCTACGGTATCTCCGAACCTCTCCCAAAGCTGGTTCGCCGAGTTGACGTAAGACGGGCCGAGGTAGGTGCTAAGCACACTATCGCCGAGGTCCAACCAGTCGATCTCCAGTCGCATCTGATCGTCCACGAGACGGGTGTGCTGGTCCCACTGGACCGTCAAAGTGCCCGACTCGGAGGGGATCGTGATCTTTTGTTCGATGAACCACGGACCACCAGTCGATCCGGCCAAGCCCATGTAGTTGAAGCCGCTGGGATGGAGGACGTGATCATATTCCTTGTCCGGTGGAATGTAGATTTTGAGGGTGCCGGAGCCCGTCGAGTTCGTCCAGCTTGTGAAATCGCCCGCGTTGAATTGCGGGTTCAAGAGCGGAACGGTTTGCGTTCGCTTGATGATCCGCCCGACCTGGCCGTCGCCGATGGTGGTCAAGCTGAGAGCCGTCTGGTTGTCGCCGGACGTGGTTTTCGTCGCGACAGTCGTTTGCCGGACGCGATACCATTCATTGCCCAGGAGGACCACGAGAGCCGTAAGCCTGGAGATGCCGAAGTAGTCCTCGGACGTGCCGGACGAACCGATCACATCCCACGTCGAACCGCTGTCTTCCGATCTTTCCAAAACCGTTTCGAGTGCGCCCGCGCCGTCGGCCGAGTGCTTCGTCTGGGCGACGATGACGACAGTCCGGCCAGCCGCATCTGCGGGCATACGGATCGTGGCGTCTACGGCGTTCCACAGGGAGTTAGAGTCCTCTGTCACCGTGTCGAAATCCACGGTCTCCGTGGTCGTGTCGATAAGCTGCCCGACGGATTGCTCTGCGGTCAGGATGATCTGGGGGCCGCTGGTTGCTCCACCGCCGCTGGTGCCGCCTCCGGCTCCCGCGAACTCGACCCAGGCAAGGCCCGTCCATTGGATGTTGATGCCTTCGTCAATGACGTAGAAGTGCCACCCAGGTTGCGCGGTCAGGTAGACCCACGCTTCCGCGCCGGACTCTCCGTCCCAGATGGCGAGCTTGTTCTCCTGGGCATCCCCAAGAGGCGCGATCTGGATCGAAAGAGCGCCAGGAGAATCTGGGAGCGCGGCCGTGCGCGAAGTCACCCTCGCCCCTGCTACTGCGGACAGGAGCCGCAAGTTGGTGTCCATGCCTGGTTTCCAGGTGTCGGAGCCCAGGTCCCAATAGCCCGAAAGCCCTAGTCCTGGAAGTGATCTATCAGGCATAGTTACCCTCCATAAGACAGGCCGTAGCCGAAGCCGTAGCCCGCTGCTAGTGTGATGAATTGCTCAATTCCCTGGAAGGACTCGAAGCCATCCCTTTCTGCGGTCACGATAACGATAGCACGAGAGAGTGATCCAAAGGAAGCCCTTGGGATGTCGTAGGTCTCCCCCGTGATCCCCGTGATCTCGGTCTCCACCAAGTTCGTGCTGGCGTCTCGGATCGTGATCTTGACCGTCTGGCCGACCTCCGGCGTGATCCCTGGATCGTCCCAGGCCATAACCTGGGAGTCCTCTGTGATCCGGTTCCGGTTCGACCAGGTGACGGTGATGTCGCCACCCCCTGTAGAAGCGTCCACGTCGGCGAAGGCCACGCCCTCGATCTCTACGTTCGCTGGGCGCGAGGGTTGGTGCGGCCGTTCGTTCGTGGTGTAGTTGATGTCCGGCGCGCTGGTCTCATTGAACTGGCCGAGGCTTGTCCGCATCAAGACCTTGTAGGTCAGGGTCTCCATCGCCGATCTGACATCCTGGTCCACGAAGCTCGTGTCCACCCCGAAGAAGTGGACTCGAGTCCCCGAAGGCCATGCCCTCGGCACCGTGTCGAGGATGCCCCGCGCGATGGTCCAGTTCGTGCCGTCGAAGGTGCGGAACATGACAAGCTCGGCTTCTTCCTCTGGCGTCCCTGGGTCCGCGATAAGGCCGAACCCGCCCTGGGTAGGCCCAGAGCCCACGGTAAGGTCAGAGAAGCCGGGGAAGATGGTCTCGGCCTCTTGCACCATCTCCTGGGGCATCAAGCCGCGAGAGACCACGCTACGGGTGCCCAGGGGCTCCTGGATCACGTTACCTGCGGGATCGAGCACAGGCCCCACGAACTCGGCTTCGATGGCGTCCGTGTTCGTCGTGCTGGCGAGGACACCCACCCACACGTCGGGATACGCCGCTGTCTGGAGGGAGGTCGCGGTCACGAAGTAGCCCGTGAGGGAATACGGCAAGGTGAAGGCGAGGGTCGTGTCGAACAGTTCGGGCTCCTGGCCGCCGCCGTCGAACTCCCCATCTGGTGGGATTTCGTAGACAGGTCGCTCGAAGCTGAAAATGTCCTGGGTGGCGTTGACCTGGACTGTGGAGTCACCAGGCTTGCCGTAGTCCACCTTGACCACGCGCATGACCTCATCGGTCGCGCCGTGCTCGGTGCTGGTCAGCTTGAAGACCGCCCCTGGGGCTAGGTTATACGCTTGACGGTTCACGTCCATCTGCACCGTGGCAAGACGTGCCGTTGCCGCCGAGATGTCTCGCTGCGCGATGGCCCAGGCCAGGTCCTTGCGGCGGACACCATAATAGTTCCGGTTGTCCGAGATGATCTGGCCGTTGGACTGGACGATCCCGCCGAGGTCCTGAATCGTGACGACCTCTTCCTTCTCGTTATCTGGGTTTGTCCAGGTGACGTTGATCTCGTTAATGATCTCCGCAGGGGAGCGCCGCGAGTAGGACGTGACGACGCTGTTGCTCTCATCGAAGACAGGCAAGGTGGCTTCGTCATAGTCGTTACGGATGAGCTTGAGGACGAACTTGCCCGTCGCGGGATCGACGTAGAGGTTGGCCTCGATATGGTCCAGGACCTCTTGGACGAAGTTCTCGATCTCGGTTTGCTCGACCCAGATCATCGAGAGACCGAAGCCTTCGAAGAAGAGGGTTTCGGCCGCAGCACGGAACGCCGTGTCGTCAATCTGACTGATCGGCGCGCCCATGCCATACTTCGTGTTCGTAAGGCACTCGTAGATGATGTGGGCAGGGTTCACGTCGGGGTTCGAACCGCCGAAGATCGCGCGCTGGATCACGTTCAAAAGACCTGCGGGATCGTCTTGCGCGATCACAGGAATCCCGTCGATCCCCGTGTTGTCCAGGGCCGCCGTCGCGTTGATGTCGAGGTCTTGGATGTTGACCCCGTAAGCGCCGACAGCCGTGCCCGCCGCCGAGTTGAAGTCGCCGGAAGACGGACTCAACATGTCTGCGGCCGTAGCTGTTGCCGCCGCCAGAGAGCCCCCTGTGGGTTGCCCGTCTGTGAGGAAGAGCCACACGCGCGCGCCCAGGTCTTTGCCGAGGGTGGATCGCATGAAGGTATCGGCCCGTGTGGCCGCCTCATTGAAGTCCGTGCCCCCAGAGGTCGCGTTGAAGCCGTTGATGAAGCTCTTGGCGCTGTTGATGTTCGCCGCCGTGGCGTTCGGATACGTTCGCTCCGAGACCGCCCCACTGTCCCCCCACTTCGCGATGTGGATGTCGATCTTTAGATCGTTGAAAGAGATGGCCCCTCGGATACGATCCAGAGCGAGGTTCATCGCCGTCTTCATCGTGTTGACCTTGCCGTCGTCACCCATCGAGCCGGAGTCGTCAATCGTGAGGCTGGCCGCGAGAGGGAAGGGCGGGATGCCCGCGATCAGGGCTTGGTCTGGGTTCCAGGAGTCCGCAATCCGCGTGACCAGGAAGTCCAGGGGCGCGATGAAAGGCTGGTTCGCGGACCAGTAGAAACCTGGTTGCGATGACACGGAGTTATCGGTGAAGAAGGCGTGGGCGATCCCCCGCATCCCGGGCGCGGTCGCCGAGGTAAGTCCGAGCTTCTGGGCCAGTTTCTCCGGTAGCGTCTGGGAGAAGTCCCCCTTGCGCCAATAGACCTGGCCCTGGACACCGCCCTCTTTCTTGATGCCCCCGAAGAGCCCTTTGTTGTCGATCCGAAAGTCCCCGTTCGAGCGCCGTGCGCCGAGCCAAGCCACCTTCTCATTGACGCGAATACGCGACAGAGTATCCACTGGCCCCTGACAGATGCCGTAGTGGATGCTCATGTTGTATTCGGTGACTCTTTGCTTCGGTGAACCGCCGCCCTTACCCATATCAGAGGTCCCCTTTCCGGTGTTCCCGGGCTCTCGTTATGACCTGGAGGGCAAGCCCATCGCCAGTGTCCAGGAGCTCCTTTGCCGACCGCCCGTTCTTCAAGAAGTCGCGGAAGTCCAGGCCCATGCCTTCGAACCATCTGCGGACCCCCTGGGGGCAATGCCCCGCACGGCGACAGTCGTCCATCGTGAGGATGAAGTCGGTCTCTTCCGTGAGTGTGAGTCTTTCGGTCATGCATTGACCTCGTATTCTCTCTTGTGCTTGTCACCGAACCACAGGACGTTCACGCCGGACACGTTGATCGAGCCGAAGACCACGGGGATCGGTCGTCCCGCGTCGGCCGTGGGATTGTCCAGGTCTTTCGTAGCTGCGGGCTTCACCTTCTTAGGCTTCGGCGCAAGAGCATAGGCGATGACCGCAAGGGCCACCGCGACGACAAGTTGAATGAGCCACCACCAAGGCATGTCAATAGAACCTATTCACAAAGCCGACGGGGTTCTCTTGGGGAATCCAAGGTTGGCCACCGAAGTTCTGGATGTTGTTGTGCAGTCCGGCACAATCGCTCATGCCGTGGTTGCACCCTACGAAGAGAGTCATGACGGCCAGTTCTTCCAGGCCGTCGGTCGAACCGTTAAGCGCCAGTCGATCCCGACCGTCGGCCCCCGCCCCAAGTTGCACACTCAGGATCGTTCGTGTCTGGAGGGAGTTGTCGTCCGCGTCCGCCCACTGGATGTATCCCCCAGCAAACTTTCCTGCGGGCTTCGCACCCTCCCAGCCTGGGGTGAACTCGATCACGTTCAAGCCCACGGTGAAGACTGCGGCGACCACAGAGCCCGCTGCGCGGTTGGCCCCACAGTCATCCGAGTAGAGCGCCCAGGGGCACCCATACTGATAGTGCCGACGGAGACCTGGCCGCTTCATCGACGTGGCGACAGGCTCCGCGCTGATCTTCGCATAGCGGCTCTTTTGCTCGATGCCGATGATCCGCCCCGTCCACACGACTACGAAATCGTTCGCTGGATCGTCCACATGGCCCTGGCGGATCGTGATCGTCACCACCTGGGATGGTTGGCGGTTCTGGTAGAACTTGACCACAGAGGCCGACGGCGTGATGTCGATCTCCAGGGTCTTGTTATCCAGGCCCCCGCTGGACTCGATCTTCTCGCGACCGATGACTGTTGGCGCGTATTCCACACCGTCGAAAGTCACGGGGACACCTATGTCCGTGTAGGCGAAGTAGTTGGCATCCTCGGAGCCATACTGGATCAAGAAAAGGGAAGCCTGGAGTCCCTCATCGAGACTACTCTCGTAGTTCTCGTAGGTCATGCAACGTCCTCCAGGGTTCGAATTTTCATAGTCGTCTCCGCCACCCCGTCTGTCAACCATTCCAGGGAGAGCGTGTCTGTCTCGAACCGACACTTCACCACCCAGGAGATCGACTGGATGTCGTCAAAGTCGATGTCCGTGGACCAGATGGAGTCGAGAGTAATCTGGGTGTTCCCCGCGCCGTCAACCGTCATCGACGTGATCCCACGGATGTAGGTGAAGGCTGGCGTGACCACCTGGAAGTAGCGATACATCGCGCTCCCGTTGAACTGGTCGTAGAACTCACGGCCAGGGATCGTCATCGTCTGGGAGACGCTGGGCAGGTTGCCGACAGGCCGCCATTCGTCAATGAAGGTCGGGCAGTAGAACGGTTTCTGTTTGCCACGGCTCCGGTAGAAGAGACCGATGACTCGGCTCATGTGGTCCTCGTTTCGGATGACGTGCCGGACGGACATGATCCGTGTCGTGAAGTCCACGGGGAAATAGCGTTCCGTGGGGCCTCGGTTCATGTCGCGCCCCTCGAACGGTTGCTCGAAGGTCATGGTGAAATCCGTGGCCCACTGGTGCGGGATACGAAGAAGCTCCAGGCCGTTCAAGGTGTCCGCAGGAGCGGTAGACCAGTCCTCGTGATAGGTGCCCAGGACGTTCGCATCGAACTCCACGCGCGACAGGCCGACACGAGTGGTCGCCGCCCGCAAGGAGGAGTCGTTGGAGAACGTCCCGTAGACCGCGCCGTAGACCTTGGTGCCCGCGTCGAACGTGTTCAAGAGCGCGCCGTCGGTGTAGATCACATTGCCCGTGGCGCGGGTGATGTTGACCAGTTCCCGCGCGGTGTCGTTCTCCAGGAAGGCAGGAGTGTTCGGTTGCATCCAGTCCTGGGTGCCGTCGATCTCGATCACCTGGCCGAACACGCCGGACAGGAGGGCGTAGAGCAAGGCGTCTGGGTCCAGGGCGTCCACCACTGGCACCCCATCCTCCGGCGTGTTGTCCAGGGAGCCCGTAGCGCCTGTGGAGGCGTCCTGGATGTTGATCCCGTAGATGTCCACATCCGTCCCGTCGGTCAGATTGAAGTCCCCGCTGCTACGATCCCGAAGGTCCGAAGACGTGGTAAGCGCCGAGCCCAGGGTGCCCCCTGTTGGCTGGCCGTCGGTGACGAAGAACCAGCATCGCCGAGCAAAGCTGGTGGCGAGGGTCGTGTCGAAGAAGGTCGCGGCTTGCTGGGCGGCGGCGTTGAAGTTCGTGCCTCCGCTGGTCGCCGCCAGTCCGTTGATGTAGGTCCGCGCCAGTTCGATGTCCGCAGGGCTCGCGTTCGGATAGGTCTGTTGTGTGGCGAGGTCGCCCCAGCCGCACACCTGGAGATCGAGGCGCGAGAGGCGGCCGTCCGTGAGCGCCAGACTCAGTTCATCGAAGACCGCGTTCATGGCCGTCTTCATCGTGTTGATCTTGCCGTCGACGCCCATCGAGCCGGAGTCATCTATCGTGAAGCTCACGGCGCGCGTGGTTGTCACATCCCGAACGGTTTTGGCCGTGAGTTCCGCTCGCCGCCGAGGATGGGGGACCGCGATCTCCCTGCCTTGGTTTTCGGCCAGGAGCCGCGCCGCCTTCTGAAAGTCCTTGAAATTCAGGAAGCTCTCGAAGTCGTAGGCAAGGCGCGGCTTAGCCCGCTGGGCGATCCGTTGCTCTTTGCCGTTCCGACTGGTGATGATCTCCGTGCGGAACCTGATCTCTTCCCCGTAGGACCTGGCCCATTGGATCGGAAAACCCCATGCTTTGTTCTGGTCTGCCATATCAAACCCCCAAAGCGCCGCGAACCGTGGATCGGTTGGCCTGGATGTAGTTCAAGACCGTCTCCTGGCCCCGCTTGTCCTTCAACGCCTCTTCCATGAAGCTCGCGCCGTCGATGGCGTTGACGATCCTCGGAGTGACCTCCGTGGTGCCTCCGGCCGTCTGGCCGCCGCCGTTGAAGATGTGCCGTGGGTCGCCGCGTGTCAGGACCTCTTCGCCCCGCTGGAGGATCGTGGGGACCTCCCCAGGCCGGAGCCCTGCTACGCCGCCACTGTGGTAGCGCGTGGCCCCCGCGAACACGGAAGGCGAGACCTTCCGGCTTATGCCGCTGGCCCCGATCACGCCGCCCTGGTGGGCAACACTAAACCCAAACGCCCGTCCAATCGCTTTCGCCGCATTGAGGGCAAGCTGTTGGATAATCATCTGGGCAATCTGCAACAGGAAGTCCGAGGCAAACTGGCGGAAGGCGTTGCCCAGGGCGACGGTGGCCTTCTCGCCGTTGGCGATGGCTTCCGCGAAACCCAGGACCGCGTTCGTGAAGGTGTTGGCGAAAGCGTCCGACACCTGTTTGAACGTGATGAGTGTGGACTGCCCCGCCGCCTGAGACGAAATCTGGAGTTCCCGCATCCGCGCCACGATGGCCGCGACCGCTGGGTCCGTCTGGGCGAAGGTCTCCAACAGGGACAGAGCGTTCTCGATGGCTTCGGACAGTTGGGAGTTGACCCCTACGAGCGCCGTCTGTGTCTCTTGGATGGCCGAGGCCGCCGCACCGCTGGCGAGTTGTTCGTCCAGGAGCGACTGGAGCGCCGTCCGTTGCTGGACAAGCTCATTGATGTTCGCTTCGATCTCCTGGGCGCGCTCGCGCTCGGTGTTGGCGTTTCTCTCCTGTTGCTCCAGATCGAACTTCTGCCCTTCCAGGCGACGGATTTGCTCGATCTCGGCGGCCGTGATCTCGGAGTTCTCTTGACGCGCTTGACGGATCGCTGCCTCGATAGCGGCTTCACGCTCCCGACCCTGGTTGACCAGTTCTTGCTGGGTGATCTCGAACTCGGTGCTGCCGATCCGATCAGCCGTGGCTTGTGCCTCATCGGCCCGCAGTTCCGCTTGACGCTCAAGCTCCCGCGTCCGTTCGCGCTCGGCGTCCAGGTATGCCTGATCGCTCGGCGCGCCGCCACCAGAGAAGATGTCCGCTTCCAGGTTCCGGCGATCACGGTTGACGCCGCCGTTGTCGCTCCCAAGGTTGCGGATGGCGCTGGCGATCTCTGGCACGGTTCCAGACTGGACCGCCGCCACGATCCGGTCAGGCAAGCTCCCGTAGTTGTAGGCGATGGAGGTCAGGGCCGCCTGTTGCTCATCCGTAAAGGACTCGAAGCGAGTACCCCCGACCTGCCCACGGACGGTATCCTGGAACTCCCCGATCCGACGGATGAGATCGCGGTTGGCGTCGGCCACAGAGACTCGCATCCCTTCCGTGACCTGGCGGATCGTGCCGTCAGAGAGCGTCACCGTGTCCGAGCCGTAGCCCGCTCGATAGATGTTCGGCCCGACTTGGTTGCCGTTCGCATCGGTGCGAGGATCGTTATACGGGTTCTCGCGGTAGCCTTCGAACTGTCTCAGCAATGCAGCGGAAGCCCCGCCCCCACCAGAAGCCGCGCCGTCGAAGATGTCTCCGATCTCCAGGTCTCGCGTGGCTTGGCCGAACGCCGTGAAGACGGCCAGCATCTCTTCGTATGTGTTGGCGAGTGCCAGGGCCGACGCGAAGGCTTCCTGGAGCTTCGCCGCTTCCTCGAACTTCTTGAGTTCGTCTGTAAGCGAAGGCACCAGAGATTGAAGCTCGCCCAGGGCCTCGGTGTAAGCCGCAAGCCGATCTTTTTCTTCCTCTACCGTGTCGCCTGTCTCTTCGACCACATCGTTCAAGCGCCGGAGAGCGGCCTCGGCCTCTTCCTCGGTGCCCGTGAGGATCGTCAGGATGTCATTGGCATCCACAAGCTCGTCGCCCGCTGCCACGACGTTCGCGGCGAGGGTATCGAAGGTCTCCGCGAAGTCACGGTTTACGGGGAAGAGGTCTTCGTAGCGTTGGCTCAGTTCGTCAAGCTCCTGGCGGAACTCGTAGGTCGTGCGATCGCCGTTGCGGAAAGCCTGGAACAAGGTCTCGACTTCCTGGAAGAACCCGCCGCCCGCAGACAGCACGTTCCCGAAGATGTCGCGCGGCAAGGCCGCCTCGAAAGCGTCCAGGGTGTTCTCATAGGCCCGCTGGAGAGAGCGAAGGTTGTTCTCGGCCTGGATGGTCGTGATGTTCTGGAGCCGATCACGCACGTCTTCCACAGAGACGCCCACCTGGTCGTAAGCGTTCTTGACCTCATCCACAATGTCTCGGTGGGCCCGCATGATCTTGGTCGCCTCGGCCCCTCTGGTCACCCAGATGCCGATGCCCGTGCCGATCAATGTGACCAGGAGCCCAATGCCCGTGGAAGACAGGAGCGCCTGGAGGGCAACCCGCATCCCCACGATCCCTGCGGCCGCGCCGCGCGCTCCCGCGCCCAGGCCGCCCAGGGTGGCCGTCAGAGCGGCGGTCCTGATACGAGTCAGACGGATGATGGCTTGCCAGCGGCCCATCGTGGCGACGATGCCGATGATGATGGGCGCGAGCTTGAAGGCCGTGAAGGTGGTGATCGCGACGATCAGAAGGTCCCAATTCCGAACGACCGAGCCGATCACGTTGAAGAAGCTCTGGAGCGCCCCGCCTACTTTGGCCAGGAAGTCCTCGGCCGCCGCAGAGTCCAGGGTCTCGATCAGATCGTTCAACAGATCGGTGAAGCCCTCGATAGCGCCGCCCTTACCGATGGTCAGGAACGCCTCGAACACGGAGTTCTGGAACCGGCCGATGGCGGCGGTCGTGGTTTTCAACGCTGCGGGAAGCTGGTCGCCAAAGCGGCGGTCCAGTTCGTCCGCGAACGCCGACAGGGAGTCAGACGAAATCTCGCCGTTCTCCACCATTTTGATGAACTCTGCGGTGCCCAATCCGAGGGCGTCCGCGAAGATGTTAATCGCGCCTGGAATCCTATCGCCTAGCTGTTGGCGAAGCTCTTCCATCGAGAGCGTTCCCTTGCTAACTATCTGAGTTAATGCAACAAAAGTGCCCTGTAGCTGGTCGAGAGACGCGCCGTTGACCCTTGCGGACTCAGCGACCGACTGGAAGATTCTACGGGTTTCCTGCCCCTCCAGGTTGGTGCCCTGGGTGGCGATGGCGAACTTGGTGTATTCGTTCGCGAGGGAGCCGAACTCGACGCCCAGGCGGCGCGCGTTACGGCGGATGAAGTCCAGTTCGCCCGCGACCGCTGTCTGGTCCTGGTTGAAGACCACGTTCAAGCGGTTGGTCGAGGCTTCTAGCTGTTGCTGCGCGTTGACCACGCCACGGATGCCTTCGATAGCCGCGAAGAAGCCACCGTATGCCGCGACCAGGGCCAGGACTTCACCGCGTAGACGCTGGGTGAAGGACAGGGCCGTCCGGCTCTCTCCGTAGAAGCGGCGGATCGCGTTGGCGAAGAGCCCCGTGGCTTGTGCTCCAGCGCGCATGGAGCCCGCCAGTCTGCGGGTTGCCCTATTCTGGCGCTCCGAGGCGTTGGCCCCTCTCTCAAGCTCTGACGTGAGCCTACGCGCCGCGTTCGCTGCGGTGCTGGATGCCGACTGGAGGCCGGAGTAACCGGATCGTGCTGTGGCGAGGACCTGGCCGAACCGTTGGACACGATTGGACAGGGCTTCGACATCGCCACCAGACTCTCGAAGGATGCCCCGCAGGTTGGACAAGGCTTGCCCTTGCGCGCGGAACTCCTGGCGCGCCTGTGCGGCGGCTTCCCGAAACCGTTCGAAGGCCGTGACCTGGGCGTTGGTCGGCTTGGTGGTCTTGGCGAGAGCCGCGCCAAGGCGAGAGGCTTCGGCCGAGAGGGCCTTGTATTGCGCCTTCGTCTCGGAGAGCCGCGTGATTTGCTCCCGCAGGTTTTGTAACAGTCCGGCGCGGGTCCGCTTGTCGAGTTTGTCGAGGGCCGTCGCAGTCTCCGCGACCGTGCCCTGGACCGCCTCATAGGCCGCTCGTGCTTTATCCAGGCTCTTTTTCTGCGCTTCCAGGGAGGCCGCCGACTTCTTGGCGGCACCTTCCAGGCGAGCTTGTTCTCTAGCCGACGCCGCAGTCGCGGTCGCCGCCGTGTTGTATGCCTGAGTGACGCGCTCCAGGGCCGCCTTGTTCCGATCCAGGTTGGCCGCTTGCCGTCCGTAGATGTCGTTCGCGCGCTGCACGGAGGCCGCCGCTCGATCCGAGGACGCCTGGACCAAGTTCTGGGTCTGGACCAGATCGGCGATCTTGATCTGGGTCCGCTCGATGGACGTTGCCGTCCGTTCGAAGTTCCTGGTCAGTTGCGCCGTCGGTTGTGCGGTGGACGCGATCTCGGAGCGGAGCGAAGCAAGGCGAGTCTCATACTCGGCGAGCTTGCCGTTTTGCTCGGTGATCTGGGTGGTCAGCTTGCGTTGGCGATCCGCGTAGGCTTGCTGGGCTTTCCGTGCGTCATTGGTCGCCGAGGCCAGCGCCTTCTGTGACGTGGCCGATTGCGCGACAGACGCACGAGCTTTTTCAAGCTGGGCCGAAAGCTGGGCCTGGGTCTGGGTAAGCGCCTGGGTCTGTTGCCGTGTCTGGTTGAAGCGCGAGGAATAGTCGGCCAGGGCCGCCTCGGTCCTGGTGATCGCCGCTTCCTGGCGCGTGATCTCTTCGGAGATGTTCCGTAGCTGGCGCTCGACCTGGCCCGTCGCACCAAGCTGGCCGACCGCCTGTTTCAGATCGCGAAAAGCCCCGCCTAGAGAGGCGAGGCGCACATCGGTTTTCGATGCTTCGTCCCGAACGTCCTTGGTGTTTACCGTGAACTCGTTAAGAGCTTTGTTGATCGCGGTAAGAGCACCCTTCGCTTCGTCGCGGGCCTTAAATACCAGTTCTACGTCGCGTCTAGCCATCTAGTCCTCCAGGAGCTTCCTGATAGTCTTCTCGAAAGCCTTGTTTGCCTTCTTGGACAATACACCTGAAACGGCCTGTTGTAGAAGGGTTGCATTGGTTACATGTCCATTATTCTCCCTACGGACGATTAGGTTGGCTTCGCTTGTCAGCATACCGAGGGGGTAGTAGCGGGCCTCGAAGTGGCCGTGGGCCATACATTGGCTCACGGCTTTCCGATACTCCCAGGCCCAGCCTTTTAAGTTGCGGGGAGTTCCTGATCTGCCTTCGGTGTCACCACGTTCGTCACCGCTTGCATCCCCCGTATCAGGGTCTCCGCTACTTTTTTTAGCTCTTCCTCCGAGTGGAAGGTAAGCTCGGCGACGGCGATCAAGAGCTTGATCTGGTCCATACCTGGCATGGTCATGACGACTGCGGCCGAGTCCGGCTCATCGTTCGCCGAGGCGATCATGGAAGCCACCGCTGCGGGTGCCTCAGTCATGAGGGCCTTCACCAGCTTATCGACCTCTGGCGAGCCTTCCGTGTCGTCCACGACGTATTGCTGATACAGTTCGTCCAGCGTGTCCGCGTGTTCATGGATGATCCGGCCGACATCGGTCACAGACAGGCCGCGTATCGTGACGGACTGACCGCCCGACACTTCGACCTCTTTCGTAAATGGGGTATAGGTGGACAGCTTGCTCATGTGCTCTTCTCCAGGTTTGTGCGATTGACTTGCGGGTCAAGGGAACGACGGGGACCGAAGCCCCCGCCGAAATCGTTTCGGTCTTAGGCGTAAACGGGCTTGCCGTTGATGTAGATCGCTTCGCCGGAGGAAGGCTTGAGAGCTTCCAGGGAGAAGGGAATCTGACGCCATTCGTCGCCCTTGATGGCGAGGTCGCCGTTCGGGGTGATCTTGACATAGGGCAGGAAGATGTCGCGATCCGCACCCTTGGGGTTGTTCTCCAGAAGACGCATCGCACCTTCCACGGGCTCGGAGCCGGAAAGCACCTGAGACTGAGTGGACGCGCGAATGTCGAACGCCGCTTCGAGGTCGGTGCCATCGGCGATGCCGCCGCCTTCGAGGACCGAGAACATGCCGCGATCCAGGTCAACCGAGTAGTCCGTGCCCAGGACATAGGTGGGAGTGCCGCCCGTGCCGTTGAGGACGAAGTTCTCGATGCCCCGTGTGCCGACGCGGTTCTGGATGGTCAGGCCAAGCTGCCCGATGTCGCCCTGGTTCATGCCCGCGAAGTCTTCGCTCTGTCCGGCCGCCGCGATGGTGTTCACGTTGAGGGTCGAACCGAAGAAGAACAAGGACACGTTGTCGGCGTTGATGTCGTCACAGATCATTGAACCGGAACGGGTCACTTCCAGAGCAACAGAGTCGTCCTTCTCACGGATGCCTTCGTCACTGGAGTAGTGGTCCAGCGTCTCGGACTCGATGGTCAGGTTGAACTCAGGGGTGTTGCCCATGTATTTGAACGGGCCTGGGACTTGCCCAGATGTGAAGCGCGCGAAGTAGACCTTGCCACGCCCAAGGACGTATTCAGGGGTGCGTTGGGATACAAGTGTCATCGTATTTCCTTTCTCTCGGTGTTCATTCGAACGGGTTTAGTTGGTCTTCGGCCAGGTCGAGGGTCACGCGGAGCCAGAAGTAGGCAACCGCACTAACCTCATCCGCAGGTCGAACGACGCCGCCGTCCCACGAAACACTTACGACAGTATTCGCTTTCGGGCCAAAACGGAAGACTCTATCACCCAACCGTTCATCGAGCTTGAGTTCGACCAGTCGCTTCTTCACGTCGGCCAAGAGGACGTGAGCCGGATCGGTGGGGTTGTCCTTATCGTCCACGACAAAGCCCTGGACCATGAGAACGTAGTCGCCGCTGGCCGAGGTCCCTACGTCCGGCGACAAGTTCGCCTCCGGTGCGATGGGTTCTTCCAGCATGGAGACCATTGGTAGCGGATCGTCATCTCCGAAGAGAGTCCGGCCGCGATACACGCTGCCTCCGAGGTCCGTGCGGAACCCGTTGGCGACCGTGATCTGTTGAAACGCTTCCGTGAGAGCCTTCTGGACTCGGAGCCGGAACGGATCGCCTGGGACGACCGCTGCTATCGGGAAGATCGCGTCATTGAGTGGTGATGTGATGGTCATTTATTGAGCCCCATAAGCCGGATGAACTCGCGCTCCAGGGCATCCGCCGACGGATCGGAGATGTCCGTCGCTACGCCCTTGCCAGCGTTGTTCAAGAATACCTGTTGGATCGAGGGGCCATACAAGAGGTAGAGGCCCTTCGAGATTTGGACTTGCTGGAACTTGTTCGCCATCCGCTCGCCTGGTGCCAGCCGGATCGCAAGACCCAGGTTGAACCGCGTGTCGGTCAGGGTGTTGCCCTGGGGGAGCTTGATGAGGAAAGCCTTCCGCAAGAAGGACGCCTGTCCAGGCTTCACTTCGACCATGACCCCCGCCCCTCGGCCTGGGGTTCCCTTGGAGAACTTGGCGAGAGAAGTCGGTCGGCCCTTGGCCTTGATCCGAGACTCCAGGCTCGCGCGCTGGGCCATCTTCGAGACCGTGAGGTTCCCCGCCGCTGGGCCGAGGGATCGCTTCGGGAGGTTGATCTCTTCACCGATCCGGCGCGCCGCTTCAACGCGAGCATCGCGGGTGGTCTTGTTCAAGGCTCGGACAAGGTTGATCTTGGACTTCTTGTCCAGGTCTCGGATGTCCCTTAGTGTCT